TCGGAACTTCATTAGACTTGTGGGGGGCTAAAGGATCTTTAACATCCAATTGGGATATAGATAGCTTTTCATATGAGGGCTTAGACTTTAGCGCAGGATATGCTATACCTGTAGCTGATGGCCTAGAGGTTACCCCAACTGCAAGTATGGGATTAGATGGAGACTGGGAAAGAAGTGATATCAAAGTTTCCCTATCTGTCAACATGTCCTTTGGTGGAAGTCATGGCGATCTCTAAGCATCTTGAATTTGTAAAAGAATCCTACCTTAAACATCTATGGTTCACCGTTAAAGTCTCCGCTCATTTACTGGTATTATCTGTGGTATGTTTAATACATGGTCTTATTCCGTGGATTTTTGTGGGAACAACATCTGATGCCATTAAACATATAGGGGAGAAATTAAAAGACCGATGAGCTATGATTATAAGTTTAATCAGGTTTATAGGGGTAGGTATACGGGGAGAACCGGATGAAAATAGATGCTAAATTCTTTGGGGCAATACTATTCCTAATTGCTCAGACAAGTGGCGCTATATGGTGGGCTTCATCTCTGTCTGCTGAGGTTGAAAGACTTGCAGGGATACAGGCTGTAGCTATACCTGCTTTAGAAAAAGAAGCTAAGGACTGTGGTATATCCATACATAATAATGAGGCTGCAATCATGGAGCTTCAGGAGCATGACAAGGCTATCTCAGGGTTAGATGTGCTAGGGTTTAGAATAGACAGCCTGACAGATGAGATATCAAAGCTAAGAGATGAAGACGTTGCCCAAAGAAAGGTAATGAACGAGATTATGTCACAGCATGAAAGCATCTTTGATATGATGCAGGGGAACAACATGATTCAACAAAAGGGTGGATATGGTTACGACTAATGAGGATAACAGAGGCAGCACAAAAGAAAGTCGATCAGACTCTCAATGGAGAAGGGTACTTGGGTATCCACTTAGAAGGTGGAGGATGTTCAGGCTACAAAATAAAGCTATCTCCAAGTGGAAGTTTGCCAGAGGATGCTATGATGATCTCAGATACTATTTATTCTGATGCCAATTCCCTTAACTTACTTGGAGATGCTGAAATGGATTGGGACGCAGACCCCTTCAGACCCTCATTTAAATTTGTACCTCCAGCGGGAGCACATTCCTGCGGATGTGGCTCATCGTTTGCTTTCTGAAAAATATAAAAAGCCCAAAAGAAAAAGACTGTGGAAGAGCCGCTAAATGTAAGCGATAATACCAAGTTTGCAATGCCCGTGAGAAATTTAATCTCACTGATTATTGCAGTAGCATTGGGCGTGTGGGCTTATTTTGGTATTCTCGAACGTCTGAATGTTATAGAAACAAACCAGATACTCATGTCTGCAGATGTTAAGAAGAACTCGATCTTCTCAGAGAAGTGGCCTCGCGGCGAGCTAGGAAGTCTACCAGCAGACAGTGAACAGTTCATGTTAATTGAACACTTATCGGGGGAGTTCGACAAACTTCTGAGCAATATTGAAACAGGCAAAGCACCCTTTGACCAACAACAGGCACTCACCTTAGATTTCTATAGGCAGAGAATAGAGAGTCTTGAAGGGCATGTAGAGATATTAAAAGATACTGTAGCGGAATTAAAGGCTCACAATGGGAGCAAAGAATGATAAAAGTAATGTTTGTTTTAATATTATATCTTAATGGTGGGATCATAGAATTTATGGGACACCATGAGAAAGATGGGGAATGGGTAGAGATGGGTGTGCCTGGTTGTCTCGCTATGAAGAGAACCCTGTCGCGCAACGGATGGAAAGATAGCGATTCAGGTGAGACTAGATACTCATGTGAAAAGAAAAAGGTTGAGGTTGGAGATAATTGGGAGGGCAGAGAAGTAGTTAAGAAACTGCTAGACTGATGGATCTAAGTACGCTGTCTATGGACACCAGCATTAAGATCACTACATTCTTAATGCCGTGGGTTACCATCCTTGTAAGTTTAATCATAGCCTTGATGCTAAAAGAGATTGCCTCTTCAGTGGCTAAAGGCTTAAAGTTTAAGATGTCTAAAGTATTTGTACCGGGAGATGTTGTGCTGCTTGAAGGCGATGAGGCTATCATAATTAAAGTTGGTTTTACTACCACCGTTTTTGAAAGCATACGAGATGAAGGTTTAATTTGGAGATATGTCCCTAACGAAAAAGTCCAATCCCTCAAACTAGAAAAAGTAATACGTACAGATGTGCGTGAAACAAATGGTACATAACTATGGAGAAACTATATGAACATAATCAAAAAGCTGTGGGCGGAAATAAGAGAAAAGCCTTTATGGGCGGTCGTTATTCTTATTGTAGTCTGGTGGCTCTTTGCCTAATAAGCGGATGCGCCTCACTCAAGAAGGCAGCGATAGTGGGGGGTGCAGCAGGGTTAGGTGCGACTGCTGGGAGTGTGATATCGGGGGGTGCGATTGCACCCATACTGGGGAGTGCGACAGGTGCCTCTGTAGCCTCTGTGGCAACAAGCGGGATGGGGAGCAGTGAAACACTAGAGGTAACAGGTGATGCTACTATCATTCAAGAGGCTCCCTCTAATTTCTTTTCATTGTTGCAACAACTTGTGGAGATGGGTGGATGGTTGCTAATCTTAGTTGTGTTGGTTCCGATGGTGCTAGGCTGGATTCTGCCAGGGCCACTGGAGAAAAGGAAGAAAAAGAAATAGTAAGGGTTCAGTGGATGGATATTATTTCCCATGCAGATTGGACGACGCATGATAAGGTTACATGCCCAGTATTTGAAAGCATTGGTTGGCTGGTCCACAAAGATGAAAAAGAAATAAAAATAGCCACCACGCTAGACAGACATGATGGCTTGGGTGAAAATGATGGTGAACCTACTTACTACGGTATTACCTCCTTTCCTTCTGGCTGTGTGTTGACTTGTACTCCTTTATATAATCACGGAGGCTGACTCCTTCCATCTGATTGAATCGCTCTTCCCATGTAACCCTCCCCTCTGTGGTCAATTCCTTTTTGTGCTGCCAACAGAATTTGGCGAAATAATATCGCCTATCCTCCTGATCTTTTTTATACTTTTCCTCATCAAACCCCATTCTATCTAACCCCTGTCTTTTGACAGTTCATATTCTATCAGAATGCTGGCATACTCAATGATCTTTCTTAGGTCATCAACTGGGGTTCCTTTCTTGTTATATCGGCTGATATACTTAACTATGTTCCCTGCACAAAAGTCCAATTCATTAGATGTGATATAATCTATTGGCGTTATCTTCATGGAATTATAGTAGTCAGGTTTCATGTCAAGCATCACCCCCCTCTGGAAACCTCACAACATTAGCAGGAATAGCTCTGTTAATACTGGGGTTAAGAAAGTCCTTATAGGTTTCCCACAACGCCTCCTCATTGACTGAGCCTGCATCCTTAATCTTCTCATCTATAAGTGCTTTAATAATATTAAGATCCACTAGCTGATTATCGACCAATAGATTCATTATAGAGATGGCGCTTTGTAAATGCCATACCCCCAAGCCTACCCATTGTTCTGGGCTGTCTATTCCTGAGATCGCGCTCATCCTGACCCCCTCATCTTTAACTTGGTTAATCCGTTATAGCCGACGAGCAGCCCACAAAAAGTAATGAAGTCTATATCTACATCGTTAGACTCTACTGCATCAAAGTCTCCAGTAACCTTATCGAATCTTAAAATATATGCTTTTTGCACTGGCTTACCATATATATCTTCTACACATTTCCCATAGGCTGCCACTTGGAGATGGTACTCATCATAGATTTTATTAGAAGTCTTAAAGTCTATAACGGAAAACTCCCCATTCACGTTAGCCACAGCATCTACTGTGCCAGCGTATTTATGTTTACGATTGTACAGCGGTTGTTCTGCTGCAATCCACTCTACATCATTAAGTTTGACCCAATCCCTGAAGGCGTTCACAGCATTTGAGGCAGCCTCATCTTCTGGCATTTTAGGGACTTCCCCCTTGCCTAACTTCCATAAAATAGCATCTTCACACCATTGATGGACTATTTTACCTAGCTGTATAGCTCCCTCAGACTTCTGCCTATAAGCCTTCTTAATACCTGCTATTACCTCATCAGTCGTTAGGTTTCCTTTGAAGGTGTAATGGTTTTCTTGAGTTGAATCCCTTGTGGCAACACGTACATTCTCCTCAAACCATTCAGCTCCCATCTTCACAGCCCAGGGCATGAGAAATTTCTGCTTGGCTATGGTAGTGCTTAAAATCGAGGTAACAGCGGGGATGTATTCCCCGTCAACTGTATACTGGTGCTTGCCCTCATTAAAGTCTAGGGATACACTGGTTCCATCCTGGTACTTTACACTGTGACTTATCATAAAAATATCCTCTCAGACGCTCTGTAAGGCTCCTCACGAGCCGTTTGGGTGGTAGGGGGAAGCCTCATAGCCTCCCCCTTTACATCCCCCTTAGAATGGGAAATCATCATCCTTCTTAGGTGCTGCTTTATACGAAGACTTTGAAGAACCTCCTTCATCTCTTGGTTCTTCTAGTTTCAGCCCCCAGTCAGGATCGGTGTCCTTCTTCTTAGGGTTTTTCCACAAAGCCCAATTTATCTGTTCCCCCTTCCAGCACAGAGAGCCTTTTAGCTTAGGTGCTTGGGGGTTGTCAGAATGATTGGTCCATCCACTACCTCTTCCCTCCTTGTGTTGATACGCCATTTCCATCTCCTGTTGTTGAAGTTCTAATTCGTGTGCCCATCCTTGGGCTTGGTGTGCATCTAGCTCATACATCAATTCGGTATCATAACTCATACCCTCCTCAAGTTAGCTGACATAGTACGCCATATGTCCACTATGACTTCCTCAGTGTGGCGCTTATTGTCTAATAACTCAGCATCAGCCCAGCAGTTTTCCGCATAAGATACGTGTTCCCTATACTGCTCAGATGTTACAGCCTTAGCTTCCCTTTCGGCTACGGTTCCAGAGGATCTCAAGAAAGCCTCACCCCTGATGATTCTCTCCATCTTCTCTAATTTCTTAACCAGGGCTTTGGCCTTAGCTGCTTCTTCATCGGTATGAGCTAGGTAAACCATTGCTTTTTCAAGCCTTTCTTCGCTTATCATATACTATAACCCCCTCCATTAAGGCATTTCCTATAGTCTGAAGACACCATCTCATCTGCGTTTCTTTATCAAATGTACCATCATGGCAGTGGGCGTGGCATTGGAAGCAGACAGGGAGGGTGAAAAAATCTGAAGCCTTCCTCCCCATGCCTGCCCCCAACGCTCCCACTCTCAGGTGATGTGCCTGAGATTCTGCCCCGCAGTGTATACAGGGCAGTCCTGCCACCCACTCCAAATACTTTCTTGACTTCAAGCAGCTAACGAAGAGTCTAAAATTCTACTTAAAGAGTCATGCGACTTTGCCAATTCTATAGTCTTAATTGCAACCGTTAGATCCACCTTGAAATGCTCCTCCCCAAGATCATCAGCCGCGATTCTGTAATCACTTAATCGTTCATGTACATCTGCTTCAACTTTCTTGCAATCCGCAACCTCAAGATAGTATTCGCATTTGTAGGGACCCCAAGTTCTAGCGGCAGAACGTCTACCTTTAAGGTTGTCTGTTGATCCTATCTTGTAGACATTCTCAGGATGCCATCTACTCCTAAAGATATAGACATACCCCTCTGGTGGATAGTCTAACTTCTGCTGTTTAGGAGGCTGCCTATTTATCTTCTTGTAAATTTTCGGTAAAGATTCCTCAAGGTTTAGCTTACTAACCTTTCTTGGTTCAGAGGCGTCAACCTCTTTGGTGGCCCCAGCCCGTAGTTGCAGGCGCTCATCACTAGGTAATGCGTAAAAAGCTTTTCTTCCACCGGCCCTCCCCATAGCTAGAGATGTAATCTTCTGTTGCCTAGCATAGTCTCTGCGCTTACCGTTCTCGCGCTTACACCACCTGCACATGTGCTGTAAGCCATCCCGCCGACTAGCGTCCTTGGCAAACTCATGCAGCGGGAGAAAATTGCTTTCATAGCCTCCTACCTCTACGCAGTAGTGATGCCCATAGATGCCGTCACATTTCTTTGTTTCCATGTCTTGACCCCTAGATTTCGCAACTGTCACCAGTGCAGGCTAATTCCTGGCTGGCCGTTGTCGTGTCTATTACCTCAATAATACTCTTCCAGTCTATATCGGTTGGCATGGCCTTCTTCATCTCCTTATACTGATCGTAAGTGATGTCCTCATACGGAGCCTGCTCATAGATATGGCCTTCGTCTGATGAGGGCAAGAAAGAAATGCCATTCACAATGTCCCAGTTATCCCATATC